GCCATAAACTGTCAAAATTTTATTGCTTTAGTTCCCGCTGGAAAAATTTCCAAATTCTTTTTGGATTTTGTTTGTCACTTTGGCACGGTTCCCTGCTTTATGTTCCGTAGGAGGATCTATCTATGTTTTGCGTTTCTGCTGACGTTTCCCAGTTCCACCAGGAACTCTTGGCTGCTGCCCGTGAATCTGGCGATCGCTCGCTGGTTTTCCGGATCCGTTCGCTTCGTTTGTTCCCTCGTGCCCTTGCCAGGTTGCACGATGAGTGCTGCCAGGAAGTGGTCGAGCGATACGAGGCCAATGACGACAGCCTGCCGGCAGGCGCGGTTTCGTACTCCACAGGATCCGATGGAGTAGCTATCTACGGTGTGAACTGGGAAGGCTTGGCGGGATTCCTGAAAGAGATCCTGCCTCTCATCGTCGAGCTGCTGCCTGTCATCCTCAAACTCTTCGGAGTTTGATCGATGCGATTCCTGCCGATCGTACTCTGGTGTCTTTTCTCGTCGCTCGCCCTCGGCCAGTACGGCCAGCTCACCTTGACCGTCGTGCCCAAGACGGTATTGGCCGTTGAGTCATCCGCACCCGTACACCTCCACGGGGATCTCATCCTGGCCGAGGGTGACGCGACAGTCACACGCAAGCCCGCTGCACTGATTGCACTGACAACCGACTGCAAATGGTGGGACGTCACAGCCAGACGCACCTGGAGCGAATCTGGCGAACTCGTGGAGATTGCCAGGACTGACGGCACCCAGGAGTTGATCCTGACCGGCGAGCCTGGCGAGTATCTGGTTGAGGCGATCGCGTTCGATGCTGAGCGAGGCATCGCCCGCGCTTCGGCTGTCGTTCGGCTTGGCGAGGTAACGCCCGACCCAGTCCCACCCGGACCACCAGCACCTGACAACCTGCCGGTTGACTTCGACAGATTGGCATCCCGGGTAAACGGTTGGGCTGCTGGTGTACCTAGGCGCAAAGAGTACGCAGCGATCTACCGATCCTATGCCGAGCGGATCGCCAACGACCCAACTCTAACCGTTGCCGGCGCTGGCAATCTGATGTCGGTCGATCTTCAGGCACTCACCCGGATGCTGCCCGAATCTGACCGCCCTAAGGTTCGGGCGATGTTTGAGAACATCAACCAGGATCTTCAGGGACGCTGGCCGCTCTCGAAGGGAGTGCTTGCGGTTTACTGGTCCTGCGTCGCCTCGGGACTGGAGGCGGGACAATGAGCGGACTAGAGCACGCAATCGGCCCAATGGGTTGGGGTGATGGCACCCTGACCGAAGCGGAAATGATCCGCATCGAGAACGAAACTTACGAACGCGCCGCCGCCGATATGCCTGTGGCGTACCGTAGCCGCCCGACCAACAACGACATCCTTCCCGGGATCCGTCGTCGATGGGTCGAAGCGATGGCCAGAAAAGGCATGGCTGATAACTCGATGTGCTTAAACACGCTCGAAGAAATCACCGTGGGTCGAAAGTATAACTGGCTTCCTCAGGATATTGGCTCATGCGTTGCGAGCAACACCTTCCGCGTCTGGGTTCAGCGAGCGATTGCACAGATCGCAGCCCGTGGAGACGCGGAGGAGTATCTTGGCCGAGCGGAGTTTGGCGCCGATTCGATCGCCCCTTACGCGCCGCAGTCTTACGGCATGGCAAGGAAGCGTGCCAACATGCGGGGCGCAGACGGCCTCTACTGCGAGCCAATGGCGGAGTCGCTTATGAAGGATGGGGTGCTCGATTGCAGCACCCCGAAGCTATTGGAGATTCTGAAATCACAGAATGCTGATGGCGAGCGGATGCTGCCGGAACCAATTGGCAAGCCATCGCTGTATCGGGCGTTTGGAAATTGGCAATTCATCGAAGAGCTTCGGCAGTTCTGCGACCACCGCTTACTGGCATCGGTCAAGATTGAATCAGTCGATCAGCATTTGGAAGCCAGCAAGCAGATGAAGACTGCGTTCATGTGCTCCATGATCGCGATTCGCAAGACCGGTGACCATCCAGATGGGTTCCCAATTCATGGCCGCGATCCGAATAACCGATGGGCTCACAATATGGGCTGGAGTGGCCATTTCTACGACCGATCCGGCAAGTTGTTCTTTATCCTCAACAATACTAGTTGGGGTGCTCGGGCGATGTACAACATCCCAGCCGAGGAGCTTGAGCGGTGGTACAAAGCCAAGCTTCCTACCGTGATGACCCTCGAAGAGATCGACCTACCCGACTCCCCTCCCCTGATCGTGATTGAATGAGTAAATCCAACATGGCAAACGAACTCGTTCCATACATCGCGCCGGTGATCGCTGCTATGGCTGGCGGAATTGCTGCACTTTGGAAGCAGCAGGAAACACGCAACGCAAAGCAGATCGAGGACATGCGCCAGGATCTTGAAAAATGCGCTAAGCAGTCTGACGAATGCTATGAGGATCGCTTGAAACTGAATCAATCCGTCGCCCGTTTGGAAGAGCGGGTCAACCAGTTGCACCCATCGGAAGGAGCCCGCTAAATGAGTTACCGGCAACTGGTCGAAAAGCTACCTGGTTGGGAGACGATGACGGAATCTGAAGCGGTAGCCGCCGCACTAGCCAAGAGCAAAACCTACGTCGATCCTGATCGCTGGTCGCTCCTTGGGATCGCATCGATCATTGGCCAGGTCAACATGCCGAGCCTGATAAATTTCCTCGAAGGAATCGGGATGGGTTGGGCTGTTATCCAGGCGGGTGGCGCTGGCTTGCCGATTGGCGACGTCACTCTAAACGCTGAGCTGCGAGCGATTGGCCACCCGCTGTTGATTCAGATCGCCGACGCTGGCCGGCGACCTGCGAGTCCATGCGAGCTTGAAAAGCTTGCCGAGGATCCGGCGAAGATTGCCGAAGGGTATCGAGCGGCGAAACTTGGTGCCCTGAAGCACGAAAAGATTGTTGCTGCATCTCAGCGCTGGAATGAGTACAACCGAGAGATAAACAGGTGGGACGGCGACCCCGCGACGGAGCCTAGCCTGTGACCATCAGTTATATCAGCGCAGCAACGAACGCAGGCGATACCGTTACCATCGGAACCCATGCGGCTGGTGATACGATCATCATTTGGGCTTTCAATGATGGGGTAGCGACCGCCCCATCTTTGCCGTCCGGCTGGATCAACGTGTTTCCGTTGACTGGTTCGCTCACTGGTGTTCGCTTGGCGTACAAAGTCGCGCAAACATCGAGCGAGACCAGCGGGACTTGGACCAACGCAGACGGGATCATCGCTGTTGTCTACCGTCCTACCGGAAACAACGTCCTGGTTCCTGGTTTGGGTGCCGGTAACCTAGCGACATCGACCACCGTCAACTATGCAGCAATTGCGGTCGCGAACGATCGAACCAACACGGACCAATGGATCCTTGGATTCGCTGCGATGAGAAGCGACGCCAATGCATTGGAGACAGCACCAAGCGGGATGACCAACCGATCGAATTTGGTCGGAACCGGCTGGGAGATGGCGGCGCACGACACCAACGCGAACGCTTCATCGTGGGCATCGACCAACGTTTCGGTGACCAATAGTGCGACTTGGCGAACGGCGACGTGTCAATTGTTTGAACAGCCGTTTTACTCGGCTGGTGGCGGTGGTGGTGCGAGGATGGTAAACGTCAGAGGAGGAGCAGACCAGTGAAAATTAAACGTGGTTCAACCTCCGTCCGCCGGCTGATCTTTATCGCTGATAGCTCCAGCACCACAGGCGCGGGGCTTGCCAACCTTACGCACTCAACAAGCGGGCTTGTGGCGTACTACTACGCAGGCGACTTGTCGAACGAGGTGCAAATCACGCTGGTCACTGCGACGCTTGGCACCTTTGTTTCTCGTGGTTTCGTCGCCGTTGACGACACCAATATGCCTGGATGGTACGAGGTCGGAATTCCCGATGCCGCTTTGGATGGGGGCAATGAAGTTTGCATCCAGTACCGCGGCGCCGCAAATATGGTGCCCGTCAACATTTACATTCAACTTGACGCAGTTGACTACCAGACCGACGCATTCGGAGCGCTGAAGCCAACCACGGCAGGACGCACGCTGGACGTTTCCGCAAATGGAGAAGCGGGAATCGATCTTGCCAATGTGGGATCGCCAACCAGTACGCTAAACCTTAGCGGCACCACGATCAAGGCTGTGACCGATGGCGTGACGGTGACGACAAACAATGATAAAACTGGCTACTCATTGACTCAGGCTTTCCCATCAAACTTTTCAGCACTAGCGATCACCGCTGGCGGTGCGGTGACGGTTGGCACGAACAACGACAAGACAGGCTACGCACTGACGCAGGCGTTTCCATCGAACTTTGCCGCGCTTGGAATTAATGGCTCAGGCCACATCTCCCGCGTCACGCTGGTCGATACCACGACCACCAACACCGACATGCGAGGAACTAACAACGCGGCACTGGCCAGCAGTTGGACCGCGACAAGGGCTGGATACCTCGATTCCGTTTTGATCGCAGCGAACAGCAATCGCACTGTCCAGGTTACTGGATCACATCACGTAGCCGCCGACATCCACGAACTACAGCCCGCAGTTATTGATAGCACCCGCTTTGCCGCAGGTGCGATCGACTCCAATGCACTCGCAGCATCGGCAGCAACTGAGATTGCAACGGCCGTAGGTTCGCTTACTCAGTTGGTTGATCTGACAACGATGATCGTCAACGACGGAACCGCCAATGCTCGTTTCTCGACTTCCGCTTTACAGAATGCTCCATCGGGTGGAGGTGGAGGCGGAACCGGAACCGGTGCCAGGACTGTGGTTGTCACCGTGACGCTCTCAGCATCGCCAGTTGAAGGTGCTAGCGTGCGTCTAACCAAGGCTGCCGAAACCTACGTTGGATCGACCAACGCTTCCGGCCAGGTCACGTTCAACATTGACGATGGAACGTGGACTGTCGCAATCACCTCGCCAGGTGCAACCTTTGCTGGCGCGTCTCTGGTAGTCGATGACGATGAAGCGGTCAGCTACAGCCTGACAGCGATCAGCATCACGCCAAGCCCAGCGACTCAGATCACCGGCTATTACACCTGCTACAGTCATCTTGGAGTGGTCGAGGCTGGCGTATCGATCACCATGCAACTGGTCGGACTGGCTCAGGGTTCAGTAGGTTTGGCACTTGATAACCGCCTGCGAACCGTGACAAGTGACGCAAACGGTGTTGCACAGTTCACTAACCTATTCCCAGGGTGTCGCTACAAAGTCTATCGCGGAGCCGCCGAAAACAAAGCTTGGTACGTCAGTCTGCCTGATACTGTGACGGGCGACCCAGTGGAGCTGGGATCAATCTATGGCGACGATGAATAGCGACCGCAAGGACAAGCTTGCCGAGCAGTACCGCGTCCACCGCGAAAAGATGGCGGAGCGGATGCGCCAGCAGGCTAAAGCTGCCGCGGACATCGGTGAGATCCCGCCCGTTGGCGATCCAGTCCGCAGGCAGGAGGCAATGGACAGCCTCCGCGCTTACTGCGAGATTTACCGCCCATCAGCTTTCCACCTGGGTTGGTCTGATGACCACCTAAGAGTCCTTGAGCGGATTGAAACCACAGTCAAGGCTGGTGGCCTCTTCGCAATGGCGATGCCCCGTGGTTCCGGTAAGACAACCATTGCCATTACCGCCGCTACTTGGGCTCTTCTATGCGGGTTCCGTCGCTGGGTATGCTTGGTTGGTGCCACTGAGCCAAAAGCCCAGAAGCTTTTGAACGGTATCAAATCGGAGCTGCGGTTTAACCCGCTGCTGCTGGCCGACTTTCCCGAAGTCTGCTATCCGATCGTCTTACTAGATGGCAAGCCAGCTCGGGCTAATTCGCAGACGTACCGCGGGAAGAACACCGCTATCCGCTGGCTGGCTGATAACATCATGCTACCAACGATCGAAGGTAGCCAGGCTTCAGGATCACTGGTATCAGTTTGCGGTATCACTGGCGACATTCGAGGACAGCAGGAGACGACACCAGATGGCGAGGTCATCCGCCCTGATTACGTGATCCTGGATGACCCGCAGACAAGAGAGTCCGCTAAGAGTGGCACGCAAAACGATGATCGCTTAGCTATCGTCAACGGCGACATTTTGGGCCTCGCTGGTCCTGGGGTTAAGATCGCTGGTGTTATGCCATGCACCGTCATTCAGCGTGGCGACATGGCGGATCAGTCGCTAGACCGTCAGGTCTCCCCTGAGTGGCACGGCGAGAGAACCCAGTTGCTCTATGGTATGCCCGAAAAGATGGATCTTTGGCAACGGTATCAAGAGATTCGGGAAGCTTGCTTCAGGAACGGCACCGATACCACCGAGGCCACGGAGTTCTATCGTGACAACCGAAAGGAAATGGACAAGGGAGCCCGCGCCGCTTGGGAAGATCGATTCAACGAGGATGAGTTATCCGCCATCCAAAACGCGATGAATTTATATTTTCGCGACGAAGGGGCATTCTTCGCGGAGTATCAAAACCAGCCGATGGAACTCAGGGCTGACGATACCATCCTAAGCGAGACTGCACTTGCAAAGCGGATGGGCCACACCCCAAAGGCTATCGCACCAGCAAACACCACCAAGCTTGTCGCAATGGTTGACGTTCAGCAAGAGATTCTTTTCTATGCTGTCACCGCCTGGCGTCACGATATGACCGGAACCGTGATTGAGTACGGAGCCTGGCCAAATCAGCGAACAACCAACTTCCGCATGACTGGTGTAAGGAACAACTTTACGAAGCAGTTCCCTGGCGAGTCGCTGGAATCGAAGATTGCCAAAGCACTGACAGCAATTGAGAAGGATCTATTCAGCCGCACCTGGAAGACTGAGGACGGTTTGGAACTGGCAATCAATCGGATGCTGATCGATGCCAACTGGGGATTGAGTAGAAACATCGTCTATCAGCATTGCCAGAGATCAACCCACAAAGGATCGATCTACCCTAGCCACGGCAAGGGGATCGGTGCTTCGAACGAGCCCTTGAACGCGAACCACACCAGGCGACTCGGGCGGGCTGTTGGCCAACATTGGCGAATTGATCGCGCCAAGGACAGCCCCATTCGTCACGTTCTATTCGACGCCAACTGGTGGAAATCGTTCCTTCATTCCCGCCTATCAACCGAACCAGGTACACCTGGCAGTCTCACGCTGTACCAGGCTAGCGGGATCGAGCATGAGACCATTGCTAAGCACCTACGCGCAGAGTTCCCGGTGAGAACTGAGGGACGCGGCCGCACTGTCGATGAATGGAAGATCAAAGCAGACAGGCCTGACAACCACTGGCTAGACTGTTTGGTTGGGTGCTGTGTAGCCGCCTCAGTGGAAGGTTGCAGATTGCCCAGCGATGCGGGACCGAAGCGACGCAGATCAGCCGCACAGATGCCACAGGTGACAACGGGCGAGCAGCCACCAGCCATCCAGCAGCCCCAGCAGGAAGCACCAAGACGGAGACATCGCGGGAGCGTTGACTACCTATGAACCAACCACCACGCAAGAAGCCACCAACCGTTTCCTACGAAGTTCCATGCTGCCCGCATTGTGGGAAGTGTGGAGGGTTGCTCAAGCAGCAAGGGGCCCATTATCACGCCACATACCCGGAATTGAATCAGGAGATCCGACGATTCCGGGTTAGTTGCAAGTTCTGCAACCAGCCATCTATTTTGCGGGAAGTTGGTCCAATCTCTCCAAAATAGTCAGAATCTGTTAGGTAACTCGGGCGAAAATCGCCTGTTTTCTGCTTTTATGTTTGCATGAGCAATGCAGACTTTTCTGAGCGTAATCGAAAATTGGAATTCGCCAAATCAATGGTGGATTCCTTAGAAACCCAGATCGCCTCCGGCGCTGGGATCGTCAGCGTCTCCGTTGACGGAACGAGCGTTGATTTCGATCGCTCGCAGGCGATGAAGGAACTTCAGTATTGGCGGAAGGAAGTCACTCGCTACAGCCGCACCAGATCGCGGATGAGCAACTTTAATCTGGGGAACGCTCATGATTAAAGAAGCACGCAGCGCCGCGACCAATTGGCTAACCCGTTTCGGGCGGTACATTGCAGCCGAACCGAACCAGCAGCGCCGCGATCCAGGAACGCGGATCCAGTCTAGTGATGCGTTGCTAGATTCGCAGAAGCGACGCAGGGTAATCGAGGGTGCTCGGGAGCTTAACCGCAATTTCAGCGTAGCGGCTTGGGCGATCCGCAAGCACCTGGACTACGTTTCGACGTTTACTTTCCAGGCTAACACTGACGACCCAGTTTTCAATGAGCGTTTAGAGGCGCTCATGAACTGGTACAACCGCCCCATCAATTGTGACATTGCTGGCCGTCATTCGCTGCGCCGTATGGTCCGCCTGGCTGAGATGCGTAGGGTGCTTGATGGCGACGTGTTTCTAGTCAAGCTGCGTGATGGCCGGCTCCAGGCGATCGAGGGGGATCGGGTTCGCTCACCCGATAACCGCGTTGATCCGATGTACAACTGGGTTCACGGTATCAAGGTAGGTGCTGGCGGATCGATGAATCGCGTTGCTGTGTGGTCGCGTTCTTTGGACGGCCAGTACAGCTTTGAAAGGGACATCAGCGCGGGCAATGTCATTCAGCTTGCCTACTTCGACTCATTCGACCAGGTGCGTGGAGTAAGCCCGCTTACATCTGCGATCGCATCATTCCAGGACAGCTTGGAGGTGACTGACTACGCACGGGCCAAAGCGAAGATCACACAACTCTTTGCACTCGCCATTACCCGCGAAATGGCTGATGACGATGCCGAGCTATATGGCGATGAGTACAAGGTGGATCTTGGCCGTGGTCCCGTCAAGCTTGAGCTAGATCCAGGCGATAAGGCAGAGTTCCTGGAATCACGCCATCCATCAACAGAGTTCCAGGCGTTCCTGACTCTTAGCCTGCAAGCTGCACTCAAAAGCCTGGATATTCCCTGGTCGTTCTACGATGAAGCGTACACGAACTTTTTTGGTAGTCGCGCTGCTCTTATCCAGTATCAGCAAGCTTGCAAGGCAAAGCGAGAAGATTTGAAAGAGATGCTGGACCGCATCACCGTTTGGAAGATCCAGCAGTGGATGGCTGCGGGGATTCTTTCCATGCCAGCGGGTGTACAGCAAATCGACCAGATTTACTGGGACTGGATCCCTGCGGGTGTGCCTTATTGGAATCCAGAGCAGGAAATCACCGGCGATCTGATGGCCGTCGAAGGAAAGCTACGAACTCGCTCAGAGATCCGTCGGGAGAAGTACGGCGACGATTGGCGGGATGTTGTACGCAAGCTTGCCGAGGAGCGGGACTACCTTACGCAGTACGGCTTTGACGAATCGACCGAAGGGCTGGTTACTGTCCCCGTGATGGCTGAGCCTGGCGTCCCGGAAGAGACCACCGAAACAGAAGGAGAGGACAATGGCAACGAGTCGCCAGACGATGTTTCGTAGCCAGCCTGCCAAAGCACCGGCGAGCGGTGTTGATGGCCGAACCATCAAGCGGGCCAAGGTGATCGAGGCAGGGAGTCTAAACGACTCTCGGCCAATCGTGGTTGATGCTGTCACGCTTCAGCAGGTCGCTGACATCGGCAACGGTGCAACCCGCGGAATCAAAGCACGCTGGACCCATCCGCACATGTCGAGCGATGGCCTCGGTACCACAGTTGCCAGGGCACGGAATTTCCGCGTCGAGGGGAACGCTGTTTACGCTGATTTCACGATGTTATCGGCAAGTGATAACAGTCCGAAGGGACAACAGGGAGCCTACCTACTGGAGCTCGCCCAGGAGGATTCGGAGACGTTTGGACTCTCGATCGTGGCTGACTTCTCGGATGAGATGCTAGCCGCTTTGGAATCGCTGAAGCCCGGCGAAAAAGCACCCTTGAGAATCAAGGGGCTCAGGGCTGTTGACTTTGTTGATGAACCCGCCGCAACCCGTGGTGGGCTCTTTGATCTATATGACAAGCGAGACTTGGCACCTGTGGTTAGCTCGCTGATTGAGACTCACTTTTCGGGTGTTCCGAAAAAGGAAGTGGTCGAAAGACTACTCGGTTTTCTGTCGCTTCATTATGGAGAAGACGTTATGGCTGATGCAGCGGTGGACGCTGTCGAGACTCAGCAGCAGGAACAGGCCGCACCTGTGGCACCTGCACCCGCTGCGATGAGCCTTGAGGCTGCGCAACCTTACCTGGTTGCGTTTGGTGATCGGGGGGCCAAGTGGTTCCTCGAAGGAAAGACGATGCAGGAGTGCCTGTCGATCGTCAATGGCGAGATCGGCGAAGCTAATGCGAAGCTGCAATCCCAGGTGGATGAGCTGACCGCGAAGCTTGCAGCGATCGAGGGGAAGCTTGGCGAGGAGCAGCCACTGAGTGCCGCTCCTGCTGGCAAGGAGTTGACCGCAGCTCAGATCGAAGCAGCAGAGCGAAAGGCGAAGCTTGCAAAGGCTGGTGCTGATGACAAGGCGATCCGATGGGCTGGAGCGTTCGCTCCTCGCTCGAACTGATTTTAACCAACGCAACCAAAACGGAGATTCTAAACTATGGCTGATAGTTACCTGACGACCAGCGATGTAGCGCACTTCAACAAAACCGACATGGACATCCTGGTGTCCGATGTCCTTGACGATGCACCATTCCTGAGCGTGCTCGCTGCACGCACCGTGCTTGGCAACACGTTCAAGTACAGCAAGATCACTGCCAACCCATCGGTTGGGTTCCGCGATGTCAACGATGGCGTTGAGAACACCAAGGGCACCTACACCAGCGTGACGCTGGACCTCAAGGTGCTGGATGCTTCGTTCGCCGTGGACATCGCAGCTGCGACCGCTGATGAGCGTGGCCTTGAGCACATGATGGGAATCGAGGCACTCGCCCACATGCGCCAGGCGATGGCCGAGGTTGAGCAGCAGATCTTCTATGGCACTGGCAACGATGCCAAGGGGTTTGTTGGCTTTGCTGGCCAGTCCAACCTGAATCAGCTTGCAGACGCCCAGGTGGTCGGTGCTGGTGGAACGACTGCTGCGACTGGCTCCTCGGTGTACCTGGTCCGCACGGGCGATTCTGATTGCCAGGTTCTCTGGGGTCAGCAGGGTGTTATCTCGATCGGCGAACGGCAGATCGTTGAGCGTGCGGGATCCGCTACTGGTCGCTTCCCAGCGTTCTACCACCCGATTATCGGTTGGTGTGGCTTGAAGGTTGGATCGATCTACAGCGTTGTCCGCATCGCCAACCTGACTGCCGACTCCGGCAAGGGTCTGACCGACAGCCTGATCGCTCAGGCTCTTGAGAAGTTCCCTGCCAGCCGTGGTCCTAACTACATCGTGATGAACCGACGTAGCCACCGTCAGTTGCAGTCCAGCAGGACCGCGACCAACCCGACTGGAGCACCTGCACCATTCCCATCGGAATCGTTCGGGGTGCCCATCGTGGTTACGGATCAGATCGGCAGCACCGAGACCCTGTTGACCTGATCCTAGTCCACTGAGGTAAGCAATGCCAACAGCCCTGGAGTCCGCAGTCATCGCCGCACATAAGGCCGCACGCTCCATTCATGGAGTGTCGATCACCTATACGCGCGGTGCTTCATCTGTGACGATTTCCAGGGCTGTCCCTGGCCGGTCAGTTCACGATGTCACGCAGGATGGATCAGTCATTGAGCAGATCAAGAGCCGAGACTACATCCTGCTTGCATCGGAACTAAAGATCGGTGGCGTTGTGATTACTCCTCAGCGAGGCGATCAGATCACCGAAGGGGCCAAGATTTACAAGGTTCTTTCGGTAGGTGGCGAGGCTGCCTGGCGATACCAGGATCAGACGATGCAGACTTTGAGGATCCACACAAAGGAAACCTAATGCCCCTGCCAGTGGATCTAGTTGACGCTGTTGTTTCGCTCATTCAGGGCGGGACGTACAGCCAGACAGTGACAACCGGTAAGAAGCTAGTCCCGATTTACGAACGGGATGTGCTTACTGGCTGGGATGTTACTGTACATAGTGCCGAACAATCCCGCGAACTACTGAGCCGTAGCAATCTTTGGACGAAGATTTACACCGTTGGTGTAGTCCTTCGTACTGATTGCAGCGGGACTGAAGCAGCGCAGGAGACTAAGACGGGACAATTTTTGACGCTCTGCCAGGAGCTAATGGATCGCCTTGGATCCAATAACTTGGCGGGGTTATACGTTCATGAGATCGAGCAATTGGAGCCATTCGACCCGAACCGGGTGGCCGAAGATGGCGTCCTACAGACAACCATTTCCATCCGCTATAAGGGGACAATTTAATGGCGCATGTACTTAGCCAAAACGCAAAGCTTTACCGCAACACCGGCACTTATGCCAGCCCAACCTGGGACCTCATCGGCAACGTCAAGGATCTAACCTTGAGCCTTGAGAAAGACGAAACCGACGTAACGACTCGGGCGTCTGGTGGCTGGAAGGAATTCGTTGACGGCATGAAGGATGCTACCGTCGAATTCGGGATGCTGTGGGATACCGGCGACGCTGACTTTGATGCCTTCCAGGGTGCATTCATCAATAACACCGCCGTCGAAGTTCTTGTACTTGATGGCCTAGTCGCAACGGCTGGCGCGGAGGGATTGCGGGCCACGATGATGGTTAAATCGTTTACTCGCAATGAGAACCTCGGCGAGGCGTTGATGGTGGACGTCTCCTTGCGACCAGTGAAGAACGCCAACTCCGCCCCTGTTTGGTATACTGCAACGTAGTTTTTGCAGTCATCCTAACGAGGTTTCAACATGCGAGCGTTTAAGGATTCAACCGGCCATCAGTGGCAGATTAAGCTGACGGTCGGTAACCTACTGGCGATCAAGCAGAATCTAAAGATCGATCTACTAGATTCACCTGAGCAGATGCCAACTGACATCCCGACATTGATGGATGTGCTGTGGTTTATCTGCATGGATCAAGCCCAGTCATTGGGCATTGATTGCAGGACGTTTGGCGATCGTTTGGACGGCGATGCTTTGTCCGCTGGGATCGATGCTTTCATGGAGGAATGGTCTGGTTTTTTTTCGCGCCTGGCACCCGCAAAAAAGGAACTGCTGGCCGGTCTGTGGTCAAGCAGCAAGCGGGGCCAGGAGGTACAAGCGGAGCGGATCAAACAAGCGTTTGGCAAGCTCTCTATAGACTGGCTGGAATCGTCGGAATCGATCCAGCAGGATTGACTGCCTGGCAGTTAATGGAGATGGCGAGGGGAGCCCGTCCAGACCTTTTTGCCGACGCCGGGAAAAAGGATGGCAAAGAGCGATGGCCGATTAACTCGCAGACTATTTCGATGCTCAAGCTGATGTTGCCAAAGGATAAACGCGATGTTAAAGCTGAAGGCAAAAACGCAAGGCTTTCAGCGGATCATCCAGCAAGCCAACCGCAGAATCTCAGCAATCCAAGATATCGACCGCCGAGCCCTTGAAAGGTTTGGTGCGATCATTCGGCAGGATGCCAGGAAGCTTATCGGGAATCCAGTCAAACCACAGAAGCAGATTAGAACTGAGGTAATTGACGGTAAGCCTGTTGCAGTCTACCAGAAGGGACGCAAGCCACGGCCACCAGGCAAACCACCGATGGCGAGATATGGCGATCGTGACTTCGGGATCCGCAAAATTGTTTACGAGGTGAATCTCGGCAAGCGTGATGTAAAGATCGGCTTTGCTGGATGGAGCCGAAAGCTAGGATCGAAATGGGGTGCTGAGCTTCATGAGTTTGGCGGGACGTTTACGGCTAAGGTGCGTTACATCCCAGCATTGATAACACTTCAAAATATCAAGCGACGCAAGGGTAAAACGACGATTGCTCATCAGGATCTAGCGTTGATTAGTAGCAAGACTGGTAGACCGATGAACTTTAGGATGCCCAAACGCCCAACAATGGCACCGGCACTGGCAAGACATCGAAACAAGATGACAAAGATCTGGGTTGACTACTACAAGGCGAGGTTCGGCTAATGGCACAGTTTGCAGGCCGTGCATATGTTGAGATGGGAGTTGAAGGCCAGGCAGCTTTCCGCCGTGCCTTTGCGTCGATGGAAGCCCAGATTAAGAAGTTCTCAGCCCAGGTACAGATGGTCGGGCGGGTTGGGTTCGGTGCGATCGGCAACAGCCTAAACATGCTCAGCCGCATGATGCGATCACTCATCGGCCAGGCTACCGCCCTTGGTGCTGCGTTCGGGATCTCTGTTGGGATTACCGATGCCATCCGCAACGCAAGCACGCTGGAAGAGACGTTGAATAAGTTCACTGTAGTCTTTGGCCAGAATGCTCGATCAATGCAAGCCTGGGGCGATCAGTTTGCCGCGACGATGGGGCGGAGCCGCTCCGAGGTTCTCGGCTTCATGGCTGATGCTCAATCGCTGGTTATCCCCATGGGAGTAGATCCGGCAGCCGCCGCCGAGATGAGCCGCAATCTGACGCAGCTTTCCTACGATCTGGCGAGCTTCCACAATGCCGCAGACGTTGACGCTTTCGAGGCGTTGCGTTCTGCGATCGTTGGCGAGTCCGAGCCAATGAAACGCTTCGGGGTGATCGTCAATGAAACGGCGATGAAAGCGGAGCTGCTCAAGCAAGGACTAGACCCACAGACCGCCAACGACGCACAAAAAGCGATGGCTCGCTACAACATCATCTTGGCCGGCACGGCTCAAGCACAGGGCGACGTTGACCGATCAAGCATGTCCTTTGCCAACCAACTCAAAGCGTTGCAGGCCGGATGGATTGAGGTCTCCACAGCGATCGGTACAGCATTCCTGCCGTATGCAACGATGTTGATCGATATGCTGAAGGACTTGCTAGTCAATCTTGATCTGAATGCCACTGGCGTCGATAACTCGGCTAGGGTGTTCAATCTGCTAGGTCAAACTCTGGCCTACGTCAACACGCCACTGGACATTGCGATCCGTGCATTCCACGGACTGCGGGCGGGTTTGTCCTTTATCATCGGGATGGCAGCCAGTGCGACCGATATTTTTCTTGGGTTGTTCCGGGTGCTGGTCAATAACCCGCTGACGCGCCGCACTTTCGGGGCTGATGTTGTCCAAAACATCGACAATATTGCGAAGGAAGTACAAGCGACGGTGCAACGGATCCGCGATGAAAACCGCGACCAGATGCAGACATCGCTGAATGAACTGACCAACCCTGACAACCTTGGGCAAAAGGCACTCGATCAATTCCGCGACCAGATGAGTACGCTACGCTCAGCATACGAAGCGGAATCCAAAGCACAGGCCGCCAACCTAGCCGATGCAACTGAGGCACAGGATCTAACCGCCGAAGGTACTTCCAAAGCAGCCGACAAGGTGCGGGCTACCTTCGAGCAGTTTAGCGGGATCGATCTGATGAAGGCCGCAGCACCTGGAGCCGAAGCAGTTCGGGAAGGTGCCGAGGATGTCAGTGCTACAGCGAGAGACGCCACCCAGCAAGCCGTCCAACTCGCTCAGCCGCAAGCACTGGAGGCGACAAGCACAGCGGCATTCGAGAAGTTCCGCGAAAACGCGATGAATCAGCAATTGGTTATCGAGCGACAGCAAGCAGCATTTCTACAGAAGATCGCTAAAGCACTCACCAACCCAGCCGCCGCCTTTGTGGAGTTCGCACTATGAGCGCCGTTATAGGCAAGCGAGTCGGGATCAACAGCCAAGAGACGTTTGACCTAGACAAGCTGAGGGTAAACCTCCAGCATTCGGTAGTCTTTGTAGTCCGTATGACCGATGGCGTGGGGCTTGCTGGTAGTCCCGATGAAGATGCACGGGAGAACGAAGTTGTTCTGGTCCCTGGGATCCCTGCCATCGGTGCCGCGTCGGACATCGCAGCAGGCGCGTACTGCATTTCCCGCACCTGTACGGAGATTGGACCGGCCACCTGGGAAGTTGAATGCGTCTTTGATAACCAGACCATCAAGGCCAACGAGAGTAACCAGGAGCCTTGGGACATCACGCCCAGGTGGTCATGGTCCGCTGAGACGATCGAGGTTCCTTTGCTCTTTGATGCTCAGGATCCTACGCGACC